ACATTAATGGGTATACTGTCGTAACAGATATTAATGGTAATAATGTACGCTCATATATTATACCACAAGAACTAACTGATCTTTCAAATAGTTCAATTGACCCACAAGGGAGATATTTTGATGATTTAAGCAATGTCAATTTAAATCGTGTACCTTTAAATCCCCCAGACCCGTATTCATCACCAATAACTAATCCGAATCCTCCGAATTAGTCAATTGTTTAATTTCATCTTGTATAATTTCACCATCTATTGTTTTAATAGGTTCTGAAACATTCATTAAAAATTGTTTCATTAATTCTTCTCTTGACATTAATAATTTTGCACCAATAGCTGTATCCAATTCCTTTTTTCTACTATCTACATCCATTTGTTTAATTTTAATAAGTGTGTGGTGTTTCTTATCTGTAAGAAACATTTTATTTAATGTTTCAATTGATGAATTACTTGCTTTAATTAATTCTGCTAAAGCGACAACATCTTCAGCTGTAGGAGCTGAAAGAATGTGATCATTGATAGTATTCACAGCGTCGGAACTTGTTTGCACAAGATCACCAGCATACTTTAAAATAAATTCTTCTAAATTTTCTTTAGTTAGATTTAATGATTCTACTTTACGAATAACTTTTGGAGCGGATTTTAGTTGGTCTAAAATATCACCTACTTGATCTTCAATATTTTCATCCATGTTAATATTTATGGTAAAAAATTAAAAAATAAACTGAATTGATTTTTTGATATCATATTATATTATAATTAATATGCAAGAAAATATAGAAATTAAATTTGTAAAAATGGATATCAACGCAACTTTACCAACTAAAGCACATGATGATGATAATTGTTGGGATATGTATGCTGTTGAACGTACGGTTGTGCCTGCACATGGTAATGCAACTGTCAACGTCGGGCTAAAATTAGGTTACATCACACCAGGGTTTGGTATAGTGTTTAAACCGCGGTCAGGTTTAGGTTTTAAAAATAATTTACAACCGCATTTGGGAGAGATAGATTGCGGCTATCGTGGAAGTTTGAATGTATTAATTTATAACTTTGGTAAGAATGACCATACATTTGAAATTGGTGATCGAGTTGCACAGATGAAGGTTGAAAAGGTGTGGCCATCAACTGTTGAGTTTATTGATGATGTGGTTGAATCAAAACGTGGTGATAAAGGTTTAGGATCATCTGGTAAGTAATATGTTTTTCCAACCAACTAAAAAATTACCGTGGTGGAAACGACTTTACTATAAGTTATTTTTCCGCCGACATTTTAACAAAATTGTAATGCCTGCAATTAAAGGCTACAAATTTCCGGAATTAAAACTATCAGATATTGTTGGAGTTCAACCAATGACATCAAAAATTGATACAAAATTTACAATGCCGTTAGTTCAGTTAACAAAAGAGCAAAGTGAATTAATAGAAAGACTTAGAAACATAGCAACAAAACATAGAGATGGACAAGCATTAACTGATGAAGAACAAGAGTTAATGCGACTTACCACATTTAAAACAGATCCTTCACAACAACGTTTTTATGATCGAAGCAATACATAGTATTTGGACAGAAAAATATCGTCCGAAGACATTAAACGATATCGTTTTGTCTTCTGAAACTAGGGACATATTAAACAAATTCAAGGAAGATAAAAGTATTCCGAATTTGTTATTGGTTGGACCACCTGGAGTTGGTAAAACTAGTATTGCAAAAATTATTGTAAATCATATTTTGGAATGTGATTATCTATACATTAATGCAAGTGATGAAAACGGTATTGACACGATTCGTAACAAAGTTATCAGTTTCGCACAAACGAAATCTCTTAATGGAGGCATTAAAGTCGTAATATGTGACGAAATGGATGGATTATCAGGGGATGCAATGCGAGCAATGCGCAATACTATGGAGGAATACAGTATCAGCACTCGATTCATTCTAACTGCTAACTATAAACATAAAATCATACCTGCATTACAAAGTAGATGCCAGACTTTATCGTTTAATTATGAGTTAAAAGATGCAGTTGTACGTTGTTTCAACATATTACAGGCTGAAAACGTTACTTTAACTAAAGAACAAAAAGATCCATTCTTAAAACTAGTTAAAACCTACTTTCCTGACTTAAGAAAGATTGTTAATGAACTGCAAAAGTCAAGTTTCAATGGTTGTTTAGCAATTAAAGATGTTTCTAACGTAGATAAGTTTGCAAATCAACTATTTACACAGTTACAAACTAAAGATATCGTTAGTTGTAGACGATATGCAATTGAAAATGAAGGTGAATTCTATGGTGACTATCACAATTTAATGAAAGCTATCTTAGAATGTATATACAACTCTAAGATTGTTAATAAGTCAGAAGCAATTGTTACGGTAGCTGAGCATATGTACCGTTGTAGCTTCTGTGTTGATCAAGAAATCAACTTTTTTGCTTGCTTAATTAACGTACAAAAGTTAATCAAGACAAATACTTAGCTGTATAACTTGCGACTGCAGGTGATTTAGCCTGTTTTGCAACAGACGTTGGTATTTTAACGTTTTTAGTTGGTAACATTGTATCAGATTCTTTTTCACTATCATCTTGCTGAGTATTTCTGGTACGTCTCTCAATTTCCTCATTGTCCAATTTAAATTCTACTGGTTTGATTTGTGTTTTATTGGGTCTAATCAACCCATCTGGTATTGCAGGTGCAACATTCGGATAATAATCAATACGTTGCACTAAACAACATGGTATAGTAAATTGCCCAACGTATCGTCCTCCACCATGATCAGCTGCAATATCTAAAACAACACTATTTCCATTTTGTGTATCAATATTACCAGGGTATCTACCTGGATTTGTATCTTTAATATTCAAAACACGGATATGCAGGCCACTTGTAGTTAAATCTTCTAATTGATCTTGTAATTCCTGTGGTAATTGTTTAAAACTATCATGTGATTTGTAATCATCGATAAAGTTAATATAATCACCAACTAAAAAGCCACCACGGGTAAATCTTTGAATAGCTGATTCCCAGAGATTAATAAATTTGTTGTTCATCAATAGTATTTAATGTTTATATTAAATATTTTCATGGCAAAAATTAATTTAAATACATTACCCAAGAAACAAACTGCTGCACCCTATCAATACAAGGATATCCACTTGGATTTAATACCTGAATTTACAGTAACTGGTGAATTATATAAAACCCCTGAACAGAAAGATTTCAAAGCTGATTATGATGTAACTGCTATTAAAAATTCAATCAGAAATTTATTAACTACTTCACCCGGTGAAAAAATATTAAATCCTGCATATGGATGTGATTTACGAGGGTTATTATTTGAACAAGTTACTAAAAATATCGGCGAGCAGATAGGAAATATAATTTACAAACAAATCACAACATTCGAACCACGTATTCGAATAGATAGACTAGACATTACAGTTAGTCCAGAAGAACAACAATATGATATTGAATTAAGTTTTTCAGTTCCCACACTAAATTTAGTGGGTATAAGCATACTTGGTATCTTAAATAGTAATGGATACGTTTTTAATAATAAATAATCATGGCAACTACTAATTACACAGAATTTAATTTACCTAGGGAAGCATATGCAACATTTGATGCTGTAAGTTTACGACAATTGTTCATTGATCGTTTGAACGATAGCGGGGCTTTTCCAGATATTAACTATGAAGGTAGTAATATATCATCATTAACAGATATTTTTGCACTAAGTTACCATTTATTGTTGTTTTATTTGAATAATACTGCATCAGAAGTTATTTTCAATCAAACTGAATTATATGAGAACATGAGTAAAGTTGTTTCATTAATTGGTTACAAACCGCAAGGTAGACAAACTGCATTGTTGAATTTTAATTTGAATGCTGACCTAAATTTACCAGCTAATTTTTATACATTAAAACGTTTTTCACAAATTACATTTAATGGTAATACATATTCAACAAATAAAGACATATCATTTGAAAAATTGACAGATATAGCTGAAGTTATATCATCTGTTGGTAATAATAATTTAATTTACCAAGGTAAATTTAAAGAATATCCAGTATATACTTCAATTGGTGAGGCTTTTGAACAAATTACCATAACGAATGATCCATCTAATAATGGTGAGTTTGATAAATTCATTGACAACAACAACATATTTGTGTTTGTTAAAGATATTTACACGGGTGTATGGTCTCAATGGAATGAAACATCAAGTTTATTTTTAATTGATGCTAATACATTAGGTTTTGACAAAAAATTAAATGAATTTGGTAGATACGAAGTTAAATTTGGTAACAATGTCAATGGTAAACAATTGAACCCAGGTGATACAGTTGCTATTTACTATTTAGAAAGTGATGGTAACTTAGGAACAGTTGGACCCAACACAACCTCTTCTTCAACAATTGCATTATATAATACTGCACAATTTAGAGACATAGGTGATGATATATACAATACAGATCTAATTTACATTGATGCTAATACATCAAAAACATTAACGGTTAGTAACTTTTTTCAATCAACAACACCAACAAATTATGAAAGTGTTACTCAAATTAGACAAAATGCTCCGATTTTATTTACTGCACAAAATCGAGCTGTAAATGCTACTGACTATAATGCATTTTTAACAAAAAATTATTCAGATATTATTAATAGCAGTTCAGTATTGAATAATCAAGAATATGTGTCAACATATATCAAATATTTTTATGATATTGGATTAGAACAACCGAATTCAAATGAGCGTGTTCTATTTAATCAAGTACAATTTAACGATGCATGTGATTTCAACAATATCAACATATTTATTGTACCAACCGTTGGAGCAATTTCAAATCAATTGACTCCAAATACTGTACCATTAGCTCAAAAACAACTAATTAAGAATTTTTTCAATGAAATAAAATGTGAAACTCACAATATTACATTGAATGATCCGATTTATGTTGCATTTAGTTTTGGGTTGCCGGTTCAAGGTGAACTTATTAATGTTGATATTAAAGACACCACAGTTGTAAAGATTAAACGTATAGATAATTCTGTTTTATCAAAAGAACAAATTAAAACACAAGTTGGTAGTGTAATTTCAAATTTCTTTAAACTTGAAAATAATAAATTAGGTCAATTAATTGATATTAATAAACTGAATATTGATTTATTAAACATTGCCGGTGTTAAATCAATTATGGTTGAACGAACATACAACGGTGATGTATACAAAACACCTAATTTAAGTTTTATATATTGGAATCCATTATACCCTAATACAAGTGTACAGTCAACTTCACAAAATATTTCAATTGAAAAGTTTCAATTTCCATATTTGTATGATGAAACCAAACAACTTGCAAGTATTATTGTAGAATAACAACTAAATGAGCGATTTAATCAAAACAAATTATAATTATTTTTACATAAAAAACTATACAGGAATGTTTTCAACATCAAGTTATAGTTTACCAATTACCCCATTTACATTTATACCAACTGGTATTACTGATATCGGTAATCAATATTCCAACAAAAAATTATTATGGGATTTCGGTGATAACACCACATCGAAAAGTGTAACTGCTACACACAGTTATTCTTTACCCGGTACATACACGATCACTTTATATTTGATTGATGCTCTTGGTAATGGTGTTGTTGATAGTTACAAACAGACTGTTGATGTTTATGACATAGTGCCTGACAATTTTGTAGTAACTACATTAAGTTACTGGGCTAATATATCATCACATTTTGATAATTATTTTACAATAACACGATTTAATAGTTGGAGAAATTACGATAAATTTATTGTGGATGGTTACAAATTTAATTTATATGGTAAAAATACAAATGCACCATTATTAGATGTAGATGTATACAACAAAGAAATTTATTCACATTTATTACCATATGCGGGATTTTTTCAAAAAACCTGGAATACATATATTAATGATTATGAAAAAATTCCAGTCAATTCCGTAATAACTACCTCAACTGAATTGTATTATAAATTATCTGGTAGTAATATTATTAAATGTGACAGCACTGATGTTGGATCATGTTTCGCTGGGACATCTGGTACAGCTGATGTATATTTTATTGATGATTTTTCACCAGAAAATCGATGTGACACTTTAAGTGCATGTGAGAGCCGTAATGCAAATATTTTTATTTCACAAGATAATACCAATTTAAGTGATTACACACTTGATCAAGGCAATTTAGACAACACATTACCTAAATCAAAATATCAAATTATACAACAAATTCCAAAAAATGTTTTTTATGCAACTATACCACAAAATGATATAGGTCAAATATCGTTTACATCAAATGGAATTGAATCATTTACAATTGATTCTAATCAATTTACAGGTACCCAAATACCATTTGTTATTAGGTTACAAGATTCAAACAATTACCCTGCAAAATATTTGCCGGTGCTTACTTTAATTAATAATAATTCTGCTTTGAGTGCTGGAAACATTAAAATTTCATTATTAAGTGCTGGTGTAACAGTTGGTAATGCAACAATAACTGCAGATTTTGACAATTTAACCGCAAAAAGCATTTACGGTGGGTATTTCAAAGGGTATATCGAGTGCCCAATTGAATGTAATAATGTATATTTACAAGCATCTGTATTATATAATTCAATAACTGGTAGAAGTGTAAATTTATTTTTATTACAACCTGAAAGTCGGTATATACATAGCATACAACCACTTTCAGGTGGGTATTCCACATCAACAATATCAACATCAACAATATTTACATCCACAACAGGTGCTGCAGCTGTAGCAGTAATTCCTGAAACTGGATCAGTGTGGATTGTTGATGCAGATCGTGATATAATTGTAAAATACAACAACACCGGAACATTATTAAGCAGTTTCAATTTATCAGCAATGCAATTATCTACTGGCGGCACTGTTAATTTACTTGGATCATTATCAAGTGCTGCACCATCATATATAGCATTGGATGGTAATTACAATGCCTGGGTGACATTATTTGATGCTGTTAGTACAATAAAAATAAATCAATTAACTGGTAAAATTGATGCAGTTGCAATACCACCATTTGCAAATACATATTATGGTGATTTATCTGGTAGTTATTTCACACTTAGTGGGTTTGCAAATGATAATAGCTTAACACCATCTTGTGTTGATACAGACACACAAAATAACATTTGGGTAACTTACAGCAACCCGATTTCATCATATATAATTAAGTATTCAACCACCGGAACAGTGCTGTCAACAATTACAGTAGATTTTGGGTATTCAGCTGATGCATTGGTTGTAGATAAAAATGATAATATATGGGTAGTTTACAAAAATTATATAAACAGCACGTTAACATTGAATGAATGTAATGATAGTGTAT